ATCAGCAACGAACGGGCCTATCAGCCAGCCGCGCTCCGTGAATGGGGTCAAGCCGTCGATCGCATCGTCAGAAAATGGGGGACAATGTAGCCATGGCAAAAACCCTGACAATTTTCCTGGCAGCCGACGTATCCAAACTGAACCGGCAACTGAAAGGCGCCCAGGGCGACCTGAGTCTCTTTAGCAACGGGATCAGCGGCCTGTCCAGCAAACTGTCGAACCTGATGGGGCCAGCCCTGATCGGTGCTGCGGCAGCGGCAGGCGCTTTCGCAGTCAAACTCGGAGTCGACGGGGTCAAAGCCGCGCTCGAGGATGCCGCCTCGATCGACAAACTGGCCCAGACGCTTGAGAACCTGAACGTCGCACACCAATTACCTGAAGTCGAAAACGCGATCAGCAAGTTCGAGCGCACACTGGGCATCGCAGACACAGAACTACGCCCAGCCTATGACCGCCTAGTCAGGTCAATCCGCGACACAGGCGAGGCAACACGCATCCTGGGCATCGCCCTGGACGTGTCAGCCGGATCAGGAAAGTCACTGGACGCAGTTGTCCAGGCACTAGGCCGCGCCTATGACGGCAACACGGCAGGCCTGTCCAGGCTCGGTGCTGGCATCGACTCAGCAACCCTTAAAACTGGCGATCTGACCCTGATAACAAACGAACTGGCCAAGACTTTCGGCGGTCAGGCCACCACGTCAGCACAGACGATGGAAGGACAACTCAGGGTCCTTCAAACCGCCGTCGACAACGTCGCCGAGGCACTTGGTCGAGGCCTGCTCGATTCCCTGGGCGAAACAAACGACGGCACCGTCAGCCTGGTCAAAGCGATGGAAGACCTCGAACCGCTCATGGAAGGGATCGGCGCCCAGGCAGGCGAAACCGCCACCTCCATATTGACCATCGTCAATTCACTCGCCAGCGTCGCAGGCGCAGCACCAGACGCCGAAGACGAACTTTCGGGCATGGGCAAAGCAATCGACTACCTGATCAACGACTTTCCCCTGTTCTGGAACGGCCTCGACACTGCCGCGATGCTGCTGGGGAAACTGACCGGCCAAGCACAAGGAGTCCCAGGGGCACTATCGGCGACAGTGTCGGCAGCGATCACAGCCGGCAACGCCATGGCCGGACTAGCTTTGAAAACGGCAGCCGCAGACGATGCCCTCGCGAACATCGCAGACAAACCTTCGAAGGCGTTCTACACAGTCCTGGGGCAACTGAACAAACAACAAATCGACTACACCACATCAGTCGGCAGGTTCACCGAGGAAGTCACAAAAGCCGGAACCGGCAGTCGAGGCGCCTCGAGCGCAATGGAGGAATTAAGGAAACAGACAGAACTTGGTATCGCAAAGTTTGACGCCCAGGAGAAAGTTGTCGGCAACCTAAACGCCAAGTTCCGCGAACAAACGCGCGATCTAATAGATGCAAAAGACGCGATTGCGAACTACGCCAGCACACTGTCGAGCGAAATCACCAGGGGATTCAACCTGGGCGCAGGCTTCACGATGAACAACGGCGAAGTCGACGCAGCCGCCTGGCTGGCCGGTGTCGACTCGGAAGTGTCAAAGTACGAGTGGTACGGCAACGTCCTGGCCGCCGTACAACGCGACGCCGGCACAAACGGCGAAGCCCTACGCGCCTACCTAGCGGCCCAGGGCATCGACCAGGGCGCCACCATGGGCCAGGCTTTAATCGACGCAGGCCTGGTCGCCACCATGGGAGACAAACTAGCCACAGTCACCGCGAAGGCAGACGAAGTCGCCCAGACAATGGTCCCAGAGTTCCTGCGCGCTGGCGAAGATTCGGCGATCGAGTTCCTGAACGGCACATCGCAGCAACTTTCCCTGGAAACCGATCGACTAAAGAAGATCGGCAAGAACATCGGAAAACCGATCGGCGCCAACATCGCAGCCGAAATCGCCGCCGCAGTCGCCCAGGCAGTCAAAGACGCCGAGGCAGCCCGTACTTCAGCCCTGGCGGAAGTGTCAGCCCGTGAAGCCTCAAGGACAGCCGCCGCCGTCGAGCAGGCCACAGCCCAGAACCTTGCCAGGTTGATCAGGAACAGTGACTCGCGCGCTGGCCGCAACGTGCAACCGGTCCTGGCATGACATCACCGATCACCCTGGTCGAGATCGCGGGGGTCGCACTCAACCTGGATGACGTCGAATACCAGGTCAGTGTTCAACACGGCCGCAACGACGTCACCAGTCAGCCTGAAGCCTCGACCGCCCAAATCGTGATTCGTGGCGCGTCAGGCGTATCGGCCAAAATGTCCGACCCAGTCGTGATACAGGCCTACGGATTCGACAGGTTCACTGGTGAGATCAGCGACCTGACGATCAGCCACCTATCGACCACACCGCCGACCGCCGTGACAACAGTCATCGCGATGGGCAACCTGTCCAAATTGGGACTGATCACAACCACAGACACGACCTACCCCCACGAAACTGTAAGGGAACGGGCCGAGAAAATACTGGACGACAGCGGCCTAACATTCGTCAACGGCGGCAGCGACACCCTGGAACTACACAGCCTGAGTTCGTCGCAAATGGAAGTCCAGCCGGTTCTGAACGCCCTTCAGCAGTTGTGCGAGTGGTCCGGCGCCACATTCTTCGACACACCAGAAGGATTGATCGCCTTCGAGTCCTACGGGACCAGGGGACTGACCGCGTTCGCTGCGACCTGGCAGTCATTACCTGAACCCTGGACCTTTTATTCACAGTCCTGGGATTCGTTTCCGACAGCGATCGCGACTTACACGTTCCCCAGTTCAGGGGTTATCTGGTCACCCACCTGGACCCAGACGCTCGAGGCACTGATCAACGACGTCACCGTGACCTACGGCAGCACCGGCCAGAACGAAGAACAGTCAGACGACGCCGCCTCGATAGCCCTTTACGGTCGCCGCCAGTACACCTTGGACACCAGGCTACGGAACAGTGGCGACGCATCCGATCGGGCCGGAAACATCCTTACCGCCCAGGCGAACCCATTGTGGAACATGGGGCAAATATCTGTCTATGTCGACCTGCTCGGTACTACCGATCGAGACAGGGTCATGGCCCTGGTCAACGGCGCCACAGTCACAGTTCCGAACCTTCCAGAACCAGCCCCCTATTCAAGTTTTCAGGGAATAGTCGAAGGATGGGGCGAAACCTACACACCAGGTCAGCACATCATCACATTCTCGATCAGTGACCCGCGCTACTCATACCAGACAGTCCAGTGGCAAAACGTAGACGCGACACTGATTTGGGGTGACGTCAATTCCGACGTCGCCTGGTATAACGTTGTCAATGCCGACGACCTGATCGCGGCTTAGGAAAGGCGGCACAATGGGCACCACACCGATTTACGGATTTCCGTACCCTGATCCATCGGACCTAGTGGCGAACTACCCTGCAATGGGGCAGGAGTTGGCCGAGGACATCGAAGCGGTCCTACCGACTCTAGGTGGTCTAATCCCGTTGGCAAGCGCCTCACCGGCCGCTTCATCATCAACCATTTTCGACAACCTATTTTCTGCCACATATCGCCAATACATTGTTGCGTGGACTTTAGTAGCGTCAGCCACTGGTGATTTTAATTTTAGATTACGCAGCGGCTCGCCAGCCGCCGACGATACCTCAAACAACTACACCAGCCAATTGCTTCAAGCCAATAACACAACTCTCACCGGACAAAAAGCCACAGCAACATCGGGACGAATAGGATCACTCAGAACAAACGCAACTGGAAGCCTAATCGTAATAAGCAACCCAAACGCGGCCTTGGTCACATCTATGGGCACTACAAGTTATGCAGATTATGCCGCCGGTATCGTCTCGGATACTTTGTTGAGAATTGATGCCATGGTAATGAACACCACAACTCAATACACGGGCATAACATTTACACCTAGCACAGGCAACTACACGGGCAGAATAAACATTTTCGGGGTCAAACTATGAGTCAAGTAATTCATGTGGACGCCGCCACCGGAGAAACGGTTGAGCGTGATTACACAGCCGAGGAAGCCGAGCAAGCCGAAACCGACCGCATCGCAGCGGAGCAAGCCGCCGCCGACAAAGCCTCAAAAGAATCCGCCGACGCCGCCGCAACCGCCGCCGCTATCGCACACGCCAAGTCCCTCGGATTCACCGACGCCATGATCGCCGTCATGTACCCAAACCTCGGAGGAAACAATGACTGAGCCAGTGATCGAGGAAGTCTTCGAGGTCGAGGAAGTCAAGCCGGCCAAGAAAACCGCCAAGCCAAAGCCGGCACAGGCACCGTCACAGACTGAGCGCGCTCGAGCAATCGCTTTGGCCAAAATTGAAGCCGCAAAGCGTTGACAGGTGACCTTTAATCAACCAGCCGACCTGATCCCCATTGTGGTGATCGTGTCTTCAATGCTCGCCGGCATCCTGTGGATCATTCGTGCACAAATGGCGATCCAACGCGAGTTCCGACCAAACGGCGGCTCGAGCATGAAAGACGCCGTCAACAGGATTGAGAAGGACATTCGCGACGTCCGATACAGAGTCGATCAGCACATCGACAACCACAACCGCTAGGAGCAACATGCACCGCCTAATGACCCGCGAAGTACGCAAATACCTATACGCCGTCACGATCGCCGCAGTCACAGTCCTGGTCGCATACGACGTCATCTCAGGCGAGGCCGCACCGCTATGGCTGGCACTGGCCGCAGCCATACTCGGCATCATCGCACCAGCGACCGCGATCACCCACATGACCCCCAAGTCGTCAGACATTGCAGACAGCCACGAACCAGTCGCAGGAAACAAGTTCTAGTGGCACGCCTAGTCGCCGCAGGTGTAGTCCTTCGATCGCAGGTAAACCGGCGCTGGCCTGACCGTGACAAAACCTCAGACGGCTGGATTGGTGACCGCGCCCACAGTGCCAGGATCAGCGACCATAACCCTGACGCTCGAGGCTGGGTGCACGCCCTAGACATCGACGCCGACCTGCTCGGACCAGGGCGCAGGGCCAAAGCTAGAAAACTGGCCCAGGAACTTGCCGACCAGTTGATCGAGTACGCCAGGTCAGGTGAACCAGGATCAGAACGCCTCAAGTACGTCGTCTTCAATAATCACATCGCCAGCGGCACCTACTCGAAGCAGTTCTGGACGTGGCGCGCTGGGTCCTGGGGCCACGAACACCACATTCACATCAGTTTCACCGACCTGAAACCAGTCACAGGCCGGCGCAAGTTCCCCCTGCCTATCTTTCAAAATAAGTAGACACGCCGAGCGCCAATACGCGCAAAGCACGCACAGAGCGGTTACCGTCAAACCCGAAAGGGGAAACCATGACCGATTACATCAAACCAGGGAAAGCCGCCGAGATGCTCGGTGTCTCCCGCGACAGCATCCGCCGTTACGTCGATTCGGGCGCGCTCAACGCGATCACGACACCAGGCGGCCAGCGACGCATCGACCGAGTCTCGGTCGAAAGCGTGATCCAGAGGCGAAACCGAGTATCGCCTACCGTGACGATCATCGAGGCCGAGTGATCATGGCAGCAGTCCTCGCGGCTGCGATCCTGGCCACACCCACGCCCCCACCATTACTGGCGGAAGGCAAAGACACAGGCCGGCAACCCAGCGCCTACACCGGCACCTATTACAACCAGGAAGACGAACCGTACCGTCAGTGCGTCGCACAACGCGAGGGTCGCTTTCAATACTGGGGAACCGGATCGGGCGGCATGTACCAGGGGACCTACCAGATGACAGTTCCACTG